CTCTAGTTTTACTTGCAGATACTACTAATATGTTTCTTTGAGGGTTTAGTAGTAACTGGTGGCATACGTATGCCGAAGTAATCCAAGATTTACCTACACCTCTGAATGCTTCTATTACAATTCTTTTTTCTTTTGATTGAAGAAAGTCTGCAATGTCATATTGAATGGGTGTTGGCTCTGGTAAGTTTAAATGTTTCCAACATAAGAACAAAAAGTTCTTAAAGTTATTAATTCGTTTATCCATTAGTCCTCTGGGGTATCAAAAGGTACACTATCTAAAAGGTTTACTTCTTTTTTAGCAATAGGGTCTTTTGAATATTGTTTACATATCTCAAGACAAACTTTCATCTCTGAAGCTGTTAGTTCGTCACCAGATTTTAATTTGTTATAAGAATGAGTTACTAATAATTGAGGTAACTCTTTTATTATTGTTTCTAAATTACTTTGGTCTTCCTTGTCCGCTGTATTTTTTAAAGGTACTTCCTTTGTTTCTTGACTTGACATGTATTCCTTTTCTTTTTTTAGGTTTTTCTCTAGGTACATACGATTTTGCTGTTTTCATTATTTAGATAGCCTATCCATGTGATTATAAATTCTGCCAATCTGTTTATCCATTGACATAATCTCTTCGCTTAACATTCCTATATGAACCTCAAGTTCTACGATAGTCATTAGTACCCAACTAGAAATTCCTAAAAGAATTGCACCTAATGCACCAATAAGCATTGTATTATGTTCTTTTTTCATTTAGCTATTTTTCCTTTGTTAATACCTTTTTTTATTACGTATTCTCGAGTTCCATTAGCGTTAATTGAAACTTCTTTTTTAAGATTTTTAAACAAGTTCATTTCTTTATCTTTATGTTCTTTATTTTTTATGAACTCTGTTAATTTTTTTATGTCTCTCATATTTTTTAGATTTTGAATTAGGAAACTTAAACGTCCATAGGTCGTCTACAGTTTTGTTTAATTTTTCAAACATATTGTCGATACCTCCAAAGAATGCTAAACAAAACCTATCTATCATTTTTTGAATATGCTTGAGACTTTAATTCCAAATGATGCCGCTACGATAGCACCAAAAATATAAAATAATTCAGAAGGCATTGCTGATAAGACTTCTGCCCATTTCATAAATCTTTCTGTTTCTCCTATTAAAGGGAGTGTAAGTATTCCTAAAAACCAGATTAAAATTAATTCGTCTTTTATTCCTGAGTTTTCTATTTGAGTTTTTTGTACTTCTTTACTAGCTTCAATTTCAGCAACTTGTTTGTTGCCTCTTTTTTCTAAATGTGTTGAAAGTGCTTTTGTTGTATGACTAATTAAAGTTTTTCCTAATAAACTAAAGAGCATATCCTATTAAAAATAATAAAGATGACCAGATAACTAAACATAGTAATTTCTTGTCTGTATTCATGTACCATATTTTAGCTTTGTTAATATATGTTTGAGGGTTTTGTCCAAATATCATCATTATGTTGTTTCCTGTGTTAATTCTTTGCATTCAAATTTGACTGCAAGTTTTTGTTTGTTAACTAAATCTGTTCCTATATTTTCTACTGCTTGTGATGCTTTAAGGTATCCTTGTTGGATACAATCGTAATATGTGTCAAACTCTAAAGGTATTACTTTAGGATTGTAACATTGAGGTTGTCCTGCAAATGAACATAAATGCAGTATCAACACGTATTTAAAAAGCATTATTTAAACTGAAAAAATCCTATAATTCCAACTACAAGTGTCCCAACAGCTAAGATAACTCTAAGTCCACCCTTACCCATAGAAACATCTTGTCTTAACGATTTAACTTCTTTTTTCATTTCTTCTAAAGTTTTCAAGATGTTATTCATTCGTTCAGCACAAAGTTTTTCATGTGACGAAAGTCTAACCCCAGTAGCCACGTCAGCGTACTGTTTTGAGGGTAGTTTTTTAGGCATTAAACTCCTATTAGTGCTTTAACTTCTTCTTCGGATAATCCTAAGTCTAGTAACTTTTGTTTGCCAGATGCTTTTTTAGTTTCAGCATTTGTTTGTGCTGTATCATAATCAGATTGTAACTGTGCTAATCCATCAATACATTCTTGTTCAGTAGGTTTTGTTTTACTGTCATCATGTATAATTAAATTAGCATAAACTTTATTTTTTGCATCACTCCAACCAAACCATTGTCCAGTATGTAATGAAACTAAATAATCTTCTATGTGATTTGGTCTACTATTAATATCCATCTTATGTATCTCCTAATCTTATAAACGTAAAATATGTTGTGTTTGTTGCACTATCTCCAATAATTAATGTGGAAGAATTAACCATAGCAATTTGAAATCTAACTTTATGAGTTGTGGTATTTGTAACATCAAATATAGCAGATGAACCACTACTTATATAAGTGGTAGAGCCACCAGTTTGTTGAATAAATCCATCACCATAAGCTATATTAGCATAAGAAGAATTATCTGTTGTAGCAGCTATGTAACCAGTAACAACTCTATCATCACCATTATTTCTAGCATTATAATTAAAAGTTATTTGCCAAATTCCAGTATCTGGAAATGTAAAAATTCCACCTGATTGTGATAAACCAGTTCCAATTTTAGAAAAATATGTATCATTTCTTTCTAAATTAGATGCAATAGGATTAACACCACCAGTAAAACCACTAGTTAATCTCCATTGGTCAGCTTCTGTAATTCCACCAGCTGGTACTGCTTGAAAACTATTATCTCCTCTTAAAAAGGTTGTAGCATCTTTAGTTCCTGTTGCTGTTAGTTTAGCAAGAGCAATATCTCCATCAGCTATTCTAGCTATAGGTAGTGTACCTGTAGTTAATGCACTAGCATCATTACTAGCTGGTACGTTATCTAAATTACCTAACTTAACATCACCATTAGCATCTAGTAAGTCTGATAAATTTCTTGTTTTTGTCATAATTTTATTTTCTCCTATCTAGCTGTAGCTGGGTTATCTCCGACTAGAGGTTGTTCGGCAAATGCCATGTAGATAAATGAAACACCTGAACCATTAAATCCACCACCTGTATTTCTAAGTTTTACTCCAGTACTTAAAAAATCTAAATCCACAACACCTGAAGTAGGAACCTCTGCACCACTTGCATCTAATTCTAAATATTTTCCATCAATTTGATTAATAGGCGACCTTTTACTATCCCAACATAACCAATTACCAGTAGTACTATATGGTTTTACCACAAAAAAAGCAGGTTTAAATCCTGTATAAATAAATGTTCCATCAGCATTTCCATTACCTGTGTAGCTTCCAAATTTTGAGAAGCCTTGTTTCTCTGCGAAGCAGTAGGCTATGTGAGAATTAGATGAACTATTACTTATTGCACTAGAGCCTAGATTAAAAACTGAAGATGTAGGTGATGTATTATTCCATAATGTTGAATTTGATGCACTAGCATTTGTATCATTTAAATACAAAAAGTTGCCATTTCCTAAACTGTTATGATAAACACCCCAACTTCCAGTAACATTATATTTTTTTACAATAATCATTTTTGGAGCAACTCCTAATCCATGACCAACTGTAGCATTAGCACCTGTACCTGTATAAGACACAATACTAAATCCACTTGTAGTATTAGCTGAAACTGTAGAACTTATAGAACCATCTGTATTAGCTGAACCTGCACCATTTGCTAACCAGTTCCAAGATGCGAAATTAGAGCTATTCTCATTTACATTTGCTCTATCACCAACACTAAAACCATCATTATCAAAAGAAGTTAATCCATTTGTTTGAGAAACCTCTGCTTCAGTATTGTTTGAACTTAATTTTATATTTGCACCTCTAACAGCATCAGTTAAAAAATGGTCTATAGCTGTTGTTCTACTTTTAACCCAAGTCAAATCAGGTTGAAAGCCAACACCTGTTATAGATTGAGTTGAACCATTACCTGTATAAAGTTTAGTATTAAAATAATCAGAAGGTTTTTTAATTGTAGTATAAGCCATTATAAATTTAATCCTTTTGTTGATAAAGCAGTATAGCCTGTTGGTACATCATATTCAAATATTCCTATTCCACTTGCGTTAGTTCCTGCACTAGCTACTGCTGTAGTTCCGAAGTAGCCATTGCCGAAGTTAAATGAAGAAGTAAATGTTTGTGTACCAGAACCATCTCCAATAATAAGAAACCAAAATCCGTTATCAGTTATTGAAGAAAAATCTATTGCATTAGTTTTACTAGCACCACTTGTAGGTACTCCACTAGCTTGCCATACACCATTTTTTGAAACATACATAGCTTTGTTATCAATATCAAATGCAAAACCCATTATATCATTAGCTGCAACACTAGCACCATAAGTTGCTCCAACAGCACCTACATTTTTTGTACCATCCCAAAATTGATAACTAGCTGCATTATCACTATTACCTTGACTTGGATAATATCCAGAGTTGGTGTTGTCACTATTATTAGCAATACCTACACTTGCTTGACATGG